ATTGTTAAGGAGCTGCCGCAGAAAATCTGGAACAGTATAGTAAGCGCAGTAACCAGAGTGGCTACGTGGGGCGCAAATATGCAGACCAAAGCAAAAGAAGTAATGAACACAATGCTTACGAACATTGTAACGATTGTGAAAGAAACGCCTGCTAAAATCTGGAACAGCATAGTAGGGGCAGTAACCAGAGTGGCTACGTGGGGTAACAATATGCTTACGAAAGCCAAAGAGGTAATGAACGCCATGGTAACGGGCGTTATTACGATTGTTAAGGAGCTGCCGCAGAAAATCTGGAACAGTATAGTAAGCGCAGTAACCAGAGTGGCTACGTGGGGTAACAATATGCTTACGAAAGCCAAAGAGGTAATGAATGCCATGGTAACAGGCGTTATTACGATTGTTAAGGAACTGCCGCAGAAAATCTGGAACAGCATAGTAGGGGCAGTAACCAGAGTGGCTACATGGGGTAACAATATGCTTACGAAAGCCAAAGAGGTAATGAACGCCATGGTAACGGGCATTGTTACGATTGTTAAGGAAATACCGCAAAAGATTTATAACAGCATTTCTGGTGCAATTTCCAAAGTGGCTACATGGGGTACAGAAGTAAAGAACAAAGCCGTAGAGGGCATGAAAAATGTAATTACTGGAATAACAGACGTATTTAAGGATATTGGCAGTACGTTTGCAGGGTTCGGTAAAAACATGGTAGAGGGCATCTGGAACGGCATAAGCGGCGCTACGAGGTGGATAAAAGACAAAATAAGCGACTGGGTAGGAGACGTTACCGACTTCCTTAAAGATTTATTCGGAATTGCCAGCCCGTCTAAGCTGATGCGTGACGAAATCGGCGTATATCTGGCGCAGGGTATCGGCGTTGGCTTTTCTAATGAAATTGGCGGCGTTAAGAAAATGATTGAGGACAGCGTACCGCAGGAGTTTGACGTAGACGCAAAGGTAAATGTAGGCAATGAATTTAAGTATGATAACGACGACAAAAAGCCAAAGCCGAGAGGTGGCGGCAGTGCAGCAGGCGGCGTAGTTGTCAATCAGTATATTTATGCGAATACCACGGACTATGCAAAGCAGCAGAAAGAGGCAGCTCGACAGTTCAGAATGATAGCAAGGACGGTGTAACACATGGAAAATGAAAAACTGACTTACATAAATTCAAGGGGCGAGCGGTTAGAACTGGGAGTAGACAGCGTATACCATTGCAATATAAGTAAAGACGTAGAGGGCATTTCCGGCGTTACGAGCGTCATTTACAGCACAAACAGTATGGGACAGCACGGCGACACCTACGTAGGGCAGCGTATCGAGGCGAGGGACATAGACGTAGTGGGACATATCAACACACGGGACAAGGCGCAGGCATTGGAACTGCGCCGCCGTATGCTTAAGATATTTAACCCAGAGCTTAGCGCTACGCTGGTGTATGAGTACGGCGGCTTTAAGCGCGTGATTGATTGCAGGGCGTATGGAGAGCCTAAGATACTAAAGAAAGAGGTGCTTTATGAGTTTGATTTACAAATAGAGTGCCTTAACCCGTTCTGGCGGGAAGAGGAAGAAACAAAAGAGGATATAGCAAGCTGGGTGGCTGCGTGGCATTTCCCTTGCGTTATCGAAAAGGACAGCACAAAGAGCATGATATACGGATACCGAGCGGAAAGCGTAATAGTGGACTGCTACAACGAGGGCGACGTATCAACGGGAATGAGGATAAGGTTTACAGCACTGGGGACAGTTTCAAACCCGATACTGCTTAATGTGGATACCGAGGAATTTATACAGATTAACGCCACTATGAAAACGGGCGACGTGATAGAGATTAACACGAAGTACGGCAGCAAGGGCGCTAAGCTGATAAGGGACGGCGTAGAAACCGACTATTTCCGCTACATTGATGTAGACAGTACATTTATGCAGCTTGCCATAGGCGACAATATGTTTAGGTATGATGCAGCCAGCGGCGTAAATTCTCTGGAAGTATCCATATTCTACAGCAAGGAATTTTTAGGAGTGTGACGGTATGGAGCTTAGAGTATTTGACAAGACAGTACAGCCGCTGGGAGCTATAGACGAACTGCCAAGCCTGATATGGCATACAAAATATTTTGACGTAGGAACTTTTAGCCTGCTTGCGCCGATTACGGACAATAACAGCCGTTTGCTGGTAGAGGGCAATTTGATAACAAAGCACGACGGAAAAAAGGAAGTAAAGACCGCTGACGGCGGCGTATGGCGCAGGGCAGCGCAGATAACCTATGTACACATTACCAAAGACGAGAACGGCGTAGAGCAGTTAGAGGCGCAGGGCTATATGCTTAGCTGGTGGCTTAATAAGCGTTGCATTTATCCGCAGATTGTGGCAACAGGTACAAACCAGTACCTTATAAACCTTATGGTAAAGAACAACTGCGGTAGCGAGGCAGGCACAAAGCGGCGTTTTCCATTGTTTACATTTCTGGCGCAGGAAACCATTGACGGCGTGGCGGTTGAATATGCAAACGAGGTATACGCACAGCTGGGGCAGGAAGTAAAGGCAAGGGCGCAGGCTGGAAAGTTGGGCTACGACATTCTGCTTAACGAAAGAGAGAGAATGTTTGGTTTTTATCTGTATAAGGGCAATGACCTTACAGCCACAAATACTGAGGGTAACACGCCCTGCATATTTTCAAAAGATTTTGATAATGTCAATGAGCAGGAATATACAGCCAGTATAGAGAACTGCGGCAACTTTATTTATGTGCAGGGAGCAGCTGACGACGACGGCAGCCAGCCAGTAACCACAGTGGACGGCGAGGGCGCAGCGGGGCTGGATTTGGTAGAGGTATTTTGCGACGCTACGGACATTGCCAGAAAATACCAGCAGGGGGAAACAGAAGTAACAATACCGCTGAATACCTATATTGCAATGCTGAAAACGAGAGGCAGCGCAGAGCTGGAAAACTACGGAAAGAACATAAATTTTGTAAGTACCATAAATACAAATTCAAACTTGAAATTTAAGGCTGATTTTGATTTAGGCGACCGCATTACTTGCAAAGAAACCAAGTGGAGCATACAGATAGATGCACGTATTACAGAAGTAACAGAAACATACCAGAAAGGCAAGGAAACCGTAGAGGCGACTTTTGGCGACAGCCTGCCGACACTGGTAGACCAGATTAGGAAAGTGAGGTAGCAGAAATGGCAAACAGCTTACCGTTTAATGCCGTGGCAGTAGACGGAGAGTACGACAGGGTATATAAAGCCGAGGATTGGGCGTGGTACTTTGCTACTTTCATTGCAAACGGCATTTTTCCAAAGCCAAGCGACGGGCTACAGGTGGTAGCTTACAGCGGCATGGAAATAAGAGTAAATGCAGGCTATGCCTTTATAAACGGCTACGCCTTTAGAAATCCTGCAACGCTTAGCGTAACACTGGATACGGCAGAGGGAGCGCTTAACAGGGTGGACAGGGTAGTGGTTCGCTGGGATTTGCCGCAAAGAGATATGTATATTGCGGTGCTGAAAGGCACACCGTCTGCAAAGCCGACAGCAACGGCAGTAACACGCACTACGGAAATATGGGAGCTTGCGCTTGCAGATATTTACGTAGGCAAGGGTGTAACAAGGATACAGACGCAGAACATCACAGACCAGCGGTTTAATAGCGCAGTCTGCGGCATTGTAACAGGAACGGTGGAAGAGATAGACGCAAGCGTGCTTACAAAGCAGTTTACGGACTTTTTCAACACCTACAGCGCAGCCGTGCTGGACGAGTTCAGCACATATAAGCAGAACATGGAAAAGTACCTTACAGAGATTGCGGGCGTATATGACAGCTACGTAAGCAAGACAGAGGGCTTATTTGCGCAGTATGAGAGCCGGTTTAATGAAAGATACAGCAGTTTTGAAAGCACGCTTGACAACTGGGATAAGGAACTTTTAAACGCCTATACAGACTTTATGGCCAAAATTAAGCTATTCCAGTCGGACGCTGAAAACGAATTTAACACATGGTTTGAGAGTATCAAGGACAAGCTGGGCGAGGACATAGCAGGCAGCCTGCAACTGCAAATTGAAGAGCTGGCAGCAGCCATGCAGGAAGTGAAAAAGCAGGCAGAGGCGGGCACGAAAGAAACCAAAGAGGTAATAGCAGCGCTGGACGAGCGACTTAAGAGAGTAGAAAGCGGCTGGGGCATTGACTATAAGCATGATGCTGTACTGG